AGAAAACCTAAAATTCAAATATGAGTTTGTAGGTAAAATGACCCGCGTAGAATTTGACTTACTAGTAGAAATACTTTTTGAACTATACCAAGACAGACCAATAAAGCTAAGCGAGTTTGGCGGCATATTTAGCGATATACGCCAGTTTTGCGATAAGATAAAAAACTTACTTGAAGATGACAGCGAAAACTACGGATATAAACACCAGTTTGACGTATAGCATAGTAATACAAGGGCTAAACAAGAAACAATACGAAAGCACTTTAAGCGCTTTAAAACGCCTACAAAAAGGGGGTTTTTTAGCCGACCACTTAGAAATAAGCGGTACTAGTAATAGTACTAGTATCTATAAAGGTGCTAGTACCTTTAAAGGTGCTAGTAATATATATAATAATACTAGTATTATAGATAATAATAAAAGAAATATAAGTCCGAAGTCAAAAACAGCCACCCAAAACAGCTTAGAAATAGCTACAAAAGCCTTAGATCATTTTATAGCGCTTTTTCCTAGTAAGTTTAAACCAAACACAAACACCAGGCGCGAAAAATGGCTAGATACGCTAGACAAAGTACAGCGAATTGACGGCTACGACCTTGGCGAAGTTTACCAAGTTTGTAAGAAGCTTAGAACTGATAGCTTTTGGGCTGAAAACTTTTTAAGTATTTTAAAGCTACGTACAAGCGATAAAAACGGCGTCCTATACATTCATAGGTTTATGACTAGAAACGCGCTTAAAACGCGTCCTACGGCCTTTAACAAGGTATCTAACGTGCTTAAATACTTTGTATATTTTGAAAACGAACAAGAACTATTAGGCGCTAAAACCAAAAATGGCGAACTAAACGACTATAATTTACGCCAGCTACTAACTAACCAAGAATACGAAGAACTTTTAAAGTATGCTAGATAACATAGAACAGATAAAAAGCTTTGAGAGGCAGCTAATTTTCCTACTAAACTTAGACGGCTGGGCCTTACAGTGGACTGGCGAGGGTTACGAAAGTTTTGACGCGGACGGCTACGACGACAGCGGTAATACTTGTGTACTAGAGTTGAAGTTTAGGAAAAAGGCTTACAGGCTAAAGATGCTAGAGAAGTACAAACACGATAAACTACAAGCTTTAGACGTACAGAAAAAATACTACGGCGTAGTAGATTCTAGAGGTTTATATATATTTGATCTCGAAAACATAACCGATAACACCCAGTTTATTGACTGTCCTAATACTACGGTTTTTAATAACCACGATGTAGTAGATATGGGCGGCAAACGCCAAAAAGAAGTCTATTTACTGGGCAACGCTGACAAGCGTTACTTTTATAGATTTAACTTTAAAACTTAGAAAAATGAGAAGAATAACAAAAAACGAAATAAGAGTATTTAGCTTTATACTTGGGACTTATACATTTTGGTTTTTAGTATTTATTGCACTAGCTAATATACTTTTATAATATGAGTTACTTAACGGAATTACAGGGCCTTGGTATACAGGTTAAAAGAACCAGCGGCGAGGTTAAAACACTTTGCCCAAAATGTAGCCATACTAGAAAAAATAAAAGCGACTTTTGCCTTAGCGTAAATATAGACCAGGGTATATATAACTGCCATAACTGCGGCTGGGCTGGTAACGTAAAGTTTAAGCAAAAAGTAGAATACGTAAAACCGCCAAAGGTAAACGCTGAACTAAACAGCCGTATAATCGACTGGTTCGGTAAGCGGGGTATAACAGAACCCACGCTAGTACACTACAAAATAGGCGAAAGCGTAGAATATATACCGCAAGTACAGAAAAAACGCCGTACGATCAACTTTAACTACTTTAGGGCTGGCGAACTAATAAACGTTAAATACCGCGACGCTGAAAAAAACTTTAAGCTTGTTAGCGGTGCTGAACTGATTTTTTACGGCCTAGATAACATAGCCGATAACAAAAGCTGTTATATAGTAGAAGGCGAACTAGACGCCCTTAGCCTACACGAAGCTGGTTTATACAGCGTAGTAAGCGTACCTAACGGCGCTAGCAAAGGTAACCAGCGCCTAGACTATCTAGATAACTGTTATAAATACTTTGAGAATAAAGAAGAAATAATACTATGTACCGATAACGACCAGCCAGGGCTATTACTACGTAAAGAACTGGCCCGTAGACTTGGCGCTTACCGCTGTAAATACGTCGATTTTGGCGATTTTAAAGACGCTAACGAGGTTTTAATAAACAAAGGGGCCGAAACACTACGCCAGTATATTAAAGGCGCTAAAAACTTTCCTTTAGAAGGTGTTATAAATGTTTCAGATATATGGACCAGCGTATTAAACTTTAACGAAAACGGTATAAAAAACTACAGCCTAGGTATAGGCGACAGTGATAACTATTTTAAAATGGCCTTTGGCGAATGGACCGTACTAACTGGTATACCTAATAGCGGTAAGTCTGACTTTACAGACCAGATACTAGTAAACCTTGCCACTAAATACGGTTTTAGGTGCGCGATGTTTAGCCCTGAAAGCTGGCCGTACGAAGGCCATATAAAGCGAATAGCTGATAAACTAAACGAACGTAGCTGTAGCGTAGACGATCTTAACCATACCAAAGACTTTATACAAGAACATTTTTACTGGGTTAAAATAGACTTAGAAAACCTAACGCTAAAAGGAATACTAGACGCCTTTAAACAGCTTGTTTTTCAAAAGGGGGTAAACGTATTACTTATAGACCCTTGGAATATGTTAGACCACAGCGCCCAGCGCGATTTTAGCTATATAGGTAAACAGCTTAGCGAAATAACCCAGTTTTGCCAGCAAACTAATACCCACCTAATACTAGTAGCCCACCCGCGTAAAATTGAAAGCGATAACGGGGTATATAAAAAGCCAGGGCTGTACGATATTAGCGGCTCGGCTGACTTCTATAACAAAGCTTATAACGGCCTAGTATGCTATAGAAACATAGGGCAAAAGACCGAGTACAAAAGCGATATAGTAAGCATATACGTAGAAAAAGTAAAACGTAAGGAAAACGGCCAGCTAGGCCAGTTTGATGTAGCCCCTGACTTTAGAAACGGCGGGGTATACAAGCCGATAGGCAAAGAAAATAAAACGTTTGAAGTAATAAAAGACACTAACGTACCTTGGTAATATGAAAATTCTAAATTTATACGCTTGCCTTGGTGGTAACAGATACCTTTGGGGCGAAGAACACGAAGTAACAGCTGTAGAATGGGACCCAGAACTAGCTAGACTTTATGGCGAGCGTTTCCCTAACGATAAAGTTATAGTAGCTGACGCACACCAGTATTTACTAGATCATTACAAAGAGTTTGATTTTATTTGGTCTAGCCCACCTTGCCCTACGCATAGTAGGGCTAGATACTGGGCTAATGGTAAAAACGGTAAAAAACCTGTTTACCCAGACTTAAATTTATACCAAGAAATTATTTTTTTAGAAAAACACTTTGAGGGTAAGTATGTAGTAGAGAATGTTATACCTTACTATGAGCCACTTATACCAGCACAAAAAAGAGGCCGCCACTTATACTGGTGCAACTTTAATTTACCACTTGATTTAAATGACAGAAAAGCTAACGTTTGCCAAGGTAAAGACGAACTAAAAAGACTATGTAAATTTCACAATTACGATTTTTATAAATACAAGGGTAAACAAAGAACAGATAAAATAGCCAGAAATATGGTAGATTATAAAGCTGGAAAAACTATACTAGATATAGCTATGGGTATAATTAAAGAAAATGAAGTAAACCAAACTAAGCTATTTAATGACTGAAAAACATTTTGAAGCCCTAAGCTGGTGCGTAAAAAACGGTATAAAGGTTTACGTAAACCCAACAATAAAAGGCTTACACGTTCAAATAAACGATAACGGGCAACTAATACAAAGCCCTGAAACGTACACAAAAAAAGAAGCTGATCTAAAAGTATGGGCGCTTTATTTGTATCTTTACGAAACTAAAAGCGTTTAATATGCCTTTAATTGGTATTACTTTTTTTCCTATTTATGGCCTTACCATAGGTATAAACTACATAGACAGCACGCTACAAGGCGAAGAAGTAGTAGATAAAGAAGAACACGTAATACAGTTTTTACTACTATTTTTTGGCTTTAATATATTTTGGTTTACAGATATAGAACAAAAATAATTTAAAAAATTTTTGGAATTTAGAAATAGTTTATATTATATTTGTACAACAAAACGAAACAAATGAATTTTTTAGTAGATTTTAAAACACCAAAAGGCTTAACAGATAAAGAACTTAGAGAAAGGTTTGTAAACGATGTTCAAAGAAGAATAACTATTATTTACAAACAAAAACTAGAAAAAAAATGTTACGAAGACTTAGTAGAACTTTATAAGCTTAAAAACGACCCCTTACGCTATATGGATCACTATATAAAATATATTTAATAACCCGTCTACTTCCATAATTAAAATGGGTTATTTTAAGGCCACCTTTACGGGTGGCTTTTTTTATTTAACTTTGCAATATGGCCGAACAAACCAAACACACTAAAAAAGAGAAAATGCTTAAAGCTTTAGAAAAAAGCTTAGGCGTAGTTACTACAGCTTGTAAAATGGCTGGAGTAGGCCGTACTACATTCTACGAATGGCTAGAGAAGGACCCAGACTTTAAAAAGGCTGTACAAGAATTTCAAGACGTAGCTATAGATACCGTCGAAAGTAAGTTATACGATCTTATACAAGAAGGTAACGTAACAGCGACTATATTTTACTTGAAGACAAAAGGCAAGAAACGAGGATATATAGAACGCCAAGAAATAGCACACGAAGGCGTACTAGAAAGTAAAGTAATTGAATGGGTACCCAGCAAAGAATAAGCGAGGCCTGTAACATACAGTTTTACCAAACACTTAAAAGCAAGGCCAGGATAAAGGTACACCAAGGCGGTACGCGTTCTGGTAAGACTTACGCTATATGCCAGTACCTAGTCTACAAGCTAACCACTGAAAAAGACCCCCTAGTAATATCTATAGTACGTAAAACGTTACCAGCGCTCAAAGGGTCCGTACAGCGCGATCTTATTGGTATTATGCAGCGCCTAGGGGTTTATTACCTTGGGGTACATAACAAGGCCGAAAACACTTTTAAGTATAACGGCCATACTATAGAGTTTTTAAGCGTAGACGAACCGCAAAAGATACGGGGCCGTAAGCGCGATATATGTTTTATAAACGAGGCCAACGAATTACACTACGAAGACTACAGACAGCTGAATATGAGAACCACCCAAGAAATTATAATAGACTTCAACCCTTCGGACCCAGTACACTGGTTATACAGCGAACTAATAGACAGCGAGCGCGACGATATAGAAACGTGGGTAACTACTTATACAGATAACAGTTTTCTAAGCCCAGAACTTGTACGCGAAATAGAATTACTAAAGACAAAAGACCCTGACTACTGGCGCGTCTTTGGCGAGGGCCAGCGCGCTGTATTCAGTAACCGCCAGATATTCAATAACTGGGAGTATATACCGTACGCTGATTTTCCAGACTTAGATTACCACCTTGGCCTAGACTTCGGTTTTAGTAACGACCCGACGGCCATACTCAAAGTAGCTAAGAAGAACGACAAGCTTTACGTACACGAACTTCTATATAAGACAGGGCTAACTAACCGCGATATAGCCGAATACCTAAAGGCCCAGGGGCTTAATCAAACGCTGATGTTTTGCGACAGCGCCGAGCCTAAGAGTATAGAAGAACTTAAACAAATGGACTGTATGGCTAAGCCAGCGATCAAAGGCGCGGGTTCTATTACAGCTGGTATAAGCCTTATTAAAGAGTTTGACGTAATTGTAAGCCAAGAGAGTAAGAACCTAATACAAGAACAGCGTACGTATTTTTGGCAGCAATTAAAAGACGGCACTATAATAAACACGCCGATAGATAAAAATAACCACTTGGCCGACGCCTTGCGTTATGCCACTTACAGTATGTATAAGAACCGAAACGACTTTTTCGTAATTTAAATTCATTAAATTTGTACAAATTTTGACGTATGCCTTCACTATTAGAACGTTTTACTAAGATCATTTCTAAAAACGCACAACAAACAGCCGCCGCATATAACAGGGCTATATATCAATTCTTAGGCGAAAGTATTGTATGGAATCCAGATAACGACGATACGTACGTTAAACAAGGCTACGGCCGTAACGCTACAGTATACAGCCTTATAAACATAATTACACGCGCCGCTACTACTATACCGTTTCAAGTATATGAGAAGAAGAACGAGAACGACCTAAAGCGTTACAAGGCCCTTACTAGTAATACCCTAGATAACAACAGTATTTACCAGGCGAAAAAACTACAAAAGCACGCGCTAATCGAATTACAGCACACCGAACTACACGAACTACTAAACAGACCTAACCCCGCCCAGTCCTATAACAGCTGGCTAACCGAACTTGTAGCCTTTGGTAAACTTACTGGTAACAGATATATATACGGCCTTGGACCAGATACGGGCGCTAACGTAGGGCGCTATACTGAACTATACGCCTTGCCGTCCCAGATAGTAGAAATAGTAAGCGGTGGGCTTATGCAGCCAGTCAAAGAATATCGTATAGAGTATAACGGTAACTACAGTATGCCAGCCGAAGACGTACTACATATAGCCGACTTTAACCCATACTACGACGGTACGGGTTCACACCTTTACGGCCAAAGCCCGTTAGCCGCTGGACTTCGTACGCTTACAGCTAATAACGAAGCTGTAACTACTGGGGTTAAGTATCTACAGAACCAAACAGCTAGAGGCTTACTAATGGCCGACGAAGGCGATCTAAACGAAGTACAGGCACAACAGCTTAAAGATAAATTCAGACAACAGTACCAAGGTAGCGGCAACGCTGGCGACGTTATTATAACGCCAAAGAAACTTAGCTGGGTAAACTTTGGTTTAAACGCTACAGACGTTTCGCTTATTGAACAGTATAACGCAAGTATAAAAGACCTTTGTAATATCTACGGCGTACCCGTTCAGTTACTCAATAACACCGAAGCTACTACATATAACAATATGAAGGAAGCTAAAAAGGCTTTATACCAAAACGCTGTAATACCCGAACTAATCAAACTACGCGACGAATTAAACCGCTGGCTTGTACCTAAGTTTGGCGATAACCTTTTTATAGACTTTGACTTTACTAGCATACCAGAACTGCAAGAAGAAAACGATACAGTAGTAGACCAGCTAGGTAAGGCCTGGTGGCTTACACCCAACGAAAAACGCGCTGTTATGAATTACGGCGTAGACGAAGACACGCCAGCACTAGACGACTACTACGTACCTAGTAACCTTTTGCCTATTGACAACAGCGACGTAGATTTTCCAGACCCAGTACCACCTATGGACCTAGAAGAACAAAAGAAGCTGATAAAAGAAGCGTTACACAATATCGTAGTAAAAGCCGAAGTAGAAGGCCAAACAGATACGTATACAACTATAGGCGAGGCCGAAGCACGCGCCCAACAGTTAGGCGGCGAAGGTTACCACGCCCATAGTGTAAACGGCGAAACAGTTTATATGCCGTTCAATAGCCACCGCGAATACTTAGAAGCTGTAGGCGATAATAAACAAGAAATAAGCGACAGGCTTAAAACAGCACTAAAAAAAAAAGCTGACGATCATAACGAAGAAGTAGGCGACGACGAAACTAAAAGCCAAACGTTTGATAATTACCCGCAAGCCGCAACTAATAACGCTAAGCGTATGCTGGGCTGGATTGAGAAGTACGGCCGCGATGTAGTACAAGCTGGCACGAACGTAGGCCTTGCAAGGGCGCGCCAACTAAGCGAGCGCGAGGCCCTAAGCCTAGAAGTTTTAAAAAGAACCAAGAACTATTTAACGCGTAGTAAAACCTATTCAACTGTAGCCGACGAATTTAAAGACGAACCCTGGCGCGATAAAGGCTACGTAGCCTATAACCTTTGGGGTGGCGAGGCTATGCGAGTTTGGGCCGTCAAAACGTTAGATAAATTAGAAAATGCCTAGACCATACCAAGGCGAAAGCGAAAACAATTTTGTAAACCGCTGTATAGTGGACCCCGAAGCTATGGCCGATTTTCCTAACGTTAGCCAGCGCACCGCCTTTTGCTATAGTCAATATGAGCGTTATAAAAAGCCGCTTAAAAAAAACTTTGTAGAAGACTGGCAAAGGGCATACGAACGCGAACGCGATAAAACAGAAAAAAAGAATATATCTAAAGTACGGCGCTTTTATAATAGAGAATACGCCAAAGGTATAGACCAGTTTATTAACAACAATAACAATATACAGCTACTTGGGCTGTTTAAAGCCAACGATCTAAGCGAAATATATAACGAAGTATATGTAGATACTGGCCTTCATTTTGCTAACTGGTACGCTAGAAATTTTGATAAATTTGACACAAAAGGAATTAACCCCACACAATACAAAACAGAATGGCAAAGAAAATTCGCTGCAAATGCCGCCGCTGTAGCTGCAACAAACACACCGCTAGTACAAGGGACAGCGCGCAAGACCCTAATACAAGTAACGACGAAACTACTACGGGACCCCGACTTTATGAGGTTAGGCGCTAGAGAACAAGCGCGTATACTTCGTAAACAATTCGACGGCTATAGTAGATACCAAGCCGAACGCTTTGTAAGAACTGAAACAACTAATATAAGTAACCAGGCTGTTAAAGAAGCGGCCCTAACTGTATACGACGAAGACCAGTTACTAAAGCGCTGGTCTGTAACACTAGACGGCCGCGAACGTGAGGCCCACCGTAATATGGCTGGGTCCGACCCTATACCTTTTAACGAAGACTTTATAGTAGGTGGCGAACCTATGGATAAGCCAGGGGACCGTACAAGGGCAAGCGCCAGTAACTTAGTAAACTGTAGATGTACAGTAGTATATATACCAAAAGAAGGCGCCGAAACTACAGGGTTTACCGAAATAGGTTACGGCCTTGGCGGCCAAGAAATACCACAAAGTAGGGTATTCGAAGAAATAGCCGCTGGCCTAGCTACTACAGTTGTACAACCTAAGCCTAAAGGGCCAGTATATGAAGGCCCAGATCAAGGCAAAGGCGAACCCCTAGGCGACTACTTACAAAGAGTAGACCACCCCGCCTATCCTACTTGGGTTAAATTAAACGAATTAGAACAGCAAGGTTTTATAGTAGGTAACTTAGATTTTTTAAAACTACTTAAAGAAGGAGTAGATATAAAATTGAGTACTAGACGTAGTTTTAACCAAGGTAACTTAATTAATATAGATGTTAAAAGATACCCTAAAAACGCGCCACAAACTAAAGGCGTAATAGCCCACGAGTTTGGACACGCTGTACATAACCAACAGCTATGGGCTAAGTATGGTAGGGCTAGTAACCCTATAGTAGTAAAACATTTTAAAAGACTACAAAAAGAAGCTGGCGTAGGTTTAAGGGGCCAGCGCCGTATTGATATACAAAGCCGAATAAATGACAAATTAAAATTCTTTAGCGAAGAAACTAAAGCGCTACGTAAAAAATTTCCTAATATGACAGATAGGGAATTTCAAGAAAATTTTGCTGCAACAGCTGACTTTTTAGGCGCGATAACTAAAGAACGCGTAGGCTACGGCCACGGCGTTAGCTATTATACGCGTAGGGGCGTTTATGGACAGCACGCTGAATTTTTGGCCCACTGTTCTGAAAACTACTATAACGGTAACCCAGTATTTAAAGCCCTTTTTCCTAAAGTCTACGAAGAAACTATAAAGATATGGCAAGAATTAATAGATAGTATATAATGGAAAAACTAATAAAACTTATAGACAAGTACGTAAAATTACACCCAGAACTAGAACACCCGCAAGCGTATTTATATATGCTAGGCGAAGAAGAACTAACAGACCTTTTAGACAAAGCGCTAAAAGAAAATTTAGTACTAGAGTATGTAGACGCTGGAGTAAACACCGACGACGGGGGCGAAATAACACTAATAAAAAAACCCTTAAATTTGTAAAAATTATAGAATTATGATTTTATATAAAAGCGCGCCACTTGGCGAAGTAATTGACGCCGACGATAAACAGCATATAGTAAAGGGCTACGCGTCCTATTTTAACAATAAGGACAGCGACGGCGATATTATAAGACCAGGGTCTTACGCGAAAACAATTAAAGAAAATGGCGAACGGGTCCGCTATATTTACCAGCACAATATGGCCCAGCCACTTGGTAAAATGGTTATGCTAGAAGAAGACGATAAGGGTTTAAAGTTTGAAGCCCAGCTAGCTAATACCACACTAGGTAAAGACGTTTACGAACTTATTAAAATGGGCGTAATTACCGAAAACAGCGTAGGTATTTTACCGATGCAAAAAGAATTTAAAGGCGACTACAGAGAAATAACCGAAGTTAAG